TTTAGGGTCCACGGACCCTATCTAAAAATTGGCATATTTTTAGACACTCTGCCAATTCATAGATAAGCAGAAGGGTCCGTTATGTTGTTGTTGTTGTTAGCTATTTATTTATACTTACTTGCGTGTAAGTTTATGGAATTCCTCCATAGTAAGTGAAAGGATTAAGAGTGGCTGTAGCTGGGTCATGAACTACTGTGTCTGTACCTAAGTAATAAGCGTCATACTTAGCAACCTTAACTGGAGGTGCTATTGAATGGAAGCCAAGCCTACTTTCATCTGTGAGGCCGAAAAACATTTCGACATGAAATGTAATCACTTTATTTGTGGTATTAGAAAATTGGAAGACCAAATTTCCAAAATCGGAAATTGCTAGCTTGGGATGTGCTGTCGATCCTGAAAAATTATAAAATTTATCTGGGCCTCCTAAAAATTTAAAGAAACTCGTATCTGGGACTACAAATTCATAAACGATTGTTTGAGTATCTGTATTACGCGACACTATTGTAAGTGGCAATGGTGGATCTCCAATAATAGAGGCAACCATTGGAGATACGAAAGAATTAAGATTTGGCAAAGCAGAAGTGACAGTGCGAGTTGTTGATACTATCCCTAAATCTTGCGGTAAATAAAAAACGCGACATGTGAGGTCTTGAATAGTGCTAGAAGTTTCTTCATTAGGGTCTATAGTGCACATCATTCGAACTTTAAAGCCTAAAGTTTTTCCGTAATACATACGAGATATAGATTCAATAGGTGTGTACGCCCATGTACTAGGGTCTTCACCCACTATTCCAGATAAGTTCAGGGTGTAGTTGATATTAGACTTCCTATCCACATGCAAGTCTTCTGATAATCCTTTATACATTCTTCTTATCAGCGGTCTTATGTCCAATGTAGGCATTAAACGTGACATATCAAAAAGAGCATCTTCCTTATCATCACGAGTCACGGTATTGTGTTGTTCCTGAGGTTCATTCATCACTTCTATAGGGCCTGACTGAGGATTCCATGAATGTTGAATATAAGGCATACGTTTAATCGCCTTAACACGTCCTGCTGTGTCATATAAAAACAAACCCTTATCTTTAAGCAAATCATAATTTGGTATTCTATTACGATAATATTCTTTACGTTTAAGATTCGCTTTATAAAAAACAGCCATAGGTGTTGATTCCAAATTATCAACCTGAGTGCTCGTTGGTATGGATGCATATCTCTGTGTAGGTTTAGTATCATTATAAGTTTGAACAGATTTGATAACAAAATCTTTGGATGAAGGTTCATAAAAGCGTTGATCCTCATCCAAATGACAATAGGTCACATCTTGGAAAATGGATTTTGGTTTTGATACAGGAACTACACCAAAAAGATCAAATGAATCATGATAAGTAGAAGATTTAACGTACCCATAAAAAGTCAGATCATCATCTCCTCTGATATACAAATTGAAACTAATTTCCGTTGGTGAGGATTCCGAATTAGCCAATGGTTGTGCCACATAAATGTAGTACAACCCGTGTAACATAGCTTCAACATCCATATTCGTTGCACACGGTGTCAACTTATTTCTTGCTAAATAAGGTAAGTCAACTTCTTGAGTTTGACCTCCAGCTGTAAATTCTAATAAATGAGAGGGAGCATTGGAAATGCTATTGTAAACTGGATATTGAGATAATGAGTTAACAGATGGATTATACATTTTAATCACTTTAAGTTTCACCTGTTGTTTGTTATTCATAACTGACTGTATTTCCAATTTGAGACCTCCTCTCCATGCTCGATGAAAAGTATGCATCAATTCTATATTATTAGCTATTGTGACAGATGAGTCATCGGTATTTGTTTGAATTCCTCCTTGGAAAGGAGATATAGGTCTAGCCCATAGCAGTTTACCTACAGGGTCACCATTACGCACGGTAATTGTCCCTATATATTGCTTCTTGCCTGTAATATGAGATATCGCCATCTCATCTATAGATGTTCCAAAAATGGGTTGGTCAAGTATTCTGTCAAATTTAGCATACGGATCCAATTTTTCAAAATATTGCTGTCCGTCAGTTAAATTCATGTAATTCACTGGTGTTGTAATAACGCGATTGGTATTTATTGGGATGTTGGGGTTATGCAGTCCTGTGTACTCTTTAACCAATACACGTCCTCCATCAATAGCATCATTGGCTATACGCTTCAATCCACCAGCTACATTATCGAATAAGCCTGATATGAAACCGCCAACTCCCGATTGGGGTTGGAAGAAATCGTTTATAACGTTCATACTTTCACTGGTAGCGACTGGGTCATCTGCTGCTACAGAGACTACTAATCGAACTATTACACCAGCTAGGGTAGCTATGCTAATTATTGTGGGAGCCATCGCCATAAGCATCTTCCGTTTACGATGCTTCTTCTTTTTATTCTCTTTATGAGCTGTTTCTGTTGCAGTTGTATCACCTATATCCACATTTAAAGCATTAATTGTGGTAGTTAGCTCGTGAAGAACTTGATCCAAGGTCATAGAAGGTGGTCGTGTAAAATCAGGTGAATCGCTACGACCTGATTGTGCAACCCAAGATACATATCTTGGGGTAGGCACTGCCAACTCGAACGTTTTAAAGCACGCTTCAATTACTATTTTAAGATCAGTTGAAGCTCCTGTACTGGGACGCAAAGGATTTAGCACATAAAACACCAATGTGGCATAATTTCCGTTAGCCGTCAATAAATCCACAGTCGTGACATAAGAACCTTGTTCCATATCTGTAGTTGTTAGGTCTGAATTACAATAAAAAGGAACCTCGAGTGCTACTGAGGTTGCTTCATTAGCAAATAAAAAAGCATGTGGACCACTTAAAATTGTGTTAATCAATTTCTTATTAGGCGTCGTAGGATATGTAGGAAATGGTGGCAATACACCTACCAAGACACACCCTGCATGAGATATTGTGCCCGCTAAAGACACATTTAACACTAATTCTGGTCTACCTAATGCTGCTATTTTGAACAAATTTGTGAGGGAAGTGTTTGCTCTAACCGCATCACCTGGTAGAAATTTTATACTAGTTGGTAATAATGAATGCATTGCTGCCGTAGATGGAAATGTAACTTCACCTACAAAGAATGGTCTAGAAATAAACGGTTTGGCGTCAACTCTATAAGGTTCCGGGATATCCGTTTGGGTATACAATTGATTAGCAATAGCTGGAACTTCCTGGATTTGGCGTGTCGTTATTGAAGCAACAGTCGTTTTAAGCGTTTGATCTTGAATGCTGAAGTCTTCCTCAGCCTTCTTTTTAAATGTTGTATCTATATTTGTTAATTGAGCGGTGATATATAATATTGTGACCGAAGTTCACCAATTCGATCTAGAATTGCATTATCATATACTATGTTTGCCCTCTAGCGATTTTCCGCAATCCTAGAAAATCTTATAACTGAATAGGCAATCAAAGGGTTATAGGTTACCATCCTGACCAGCAAGGTTTTATTATACAGGTTGACTCCTGTAATAGTCCATAATTTGATTTATAGCCAAGATATGTCCTTACCGGACATGCCACACACTTGAACATAAGCGTCTGGACTTGCCAATATCCCAATGACTTGTTGTTCATCGAAAAATGGCTCGAAAGGCATTGAATTTTTAAAAATTGCGGTAAGCCTATTAAACAAAACAGGGGAATGTAAGTATGATTCTATTTGCATAGCTCTGCATTTACCTCCTACTGATTCCTCAAAATCTTTTGTTTTGTCCATCCATTGTACCGTATTAACAATGGTGTCTAATGATAGACAGCCTACATATCCTCTAAGACGAGGATGTTGTCTAAAATGCCTTTTAAGGAACGTCAATTTATCCAAAGACTGGGATTTTGAGGTGATAGGTGTCTTATCACCATTAGTACAATCCATTCCCAAAGATCTAGCAACCTCTTCTATGGTTTGCAAGTTGAAGACATTAACCATTTCACCGGAAGCACCTATGACTTTGTCATCACCCATCACATAGTCAACTACTGAATAGAAGTCGTCTACTGTAGCGTTGGGTTTATGCCTGTATATAGTCAAGGCAGTCAGAGATTTATTCAATAAACAATTGATTAATAGTGTCAGCCACGTACCAGATGGTACACCGTGTGTAGTGGACCAAAGTTCATCAGCTACCAACACAAAAGATTTCATTGTGGTCACGCACAACCAATCTATAACATCACGGTTGGGTCCCGTATAGTGTTCTGAGAACACTTCAAAGATCAGTTCCATAAGTAGGGCCAACACAGATCCATCCCATTTTCCGAAATCAGCGTCTCCTGTACAAGACTGCTGTTTCAATTTGCGTACTAATTCATCCACATCCACGTATGGATTGAATCCGACGCACACACCTGTTCGGTGTCTATTGTCCGAAAAATGTTTCAAAAGTTTACCAAAAATTTTCTTTGCCCACCAGATATGTCCCAAGGGCATAACTCTAAATGTTCGTGGTGTGTCTTTTTTCGAGCTTTTCCTCAATTCGTCTTTGAACGTCTCCCTGGACAAGAAGTAATTATAGTCATATTGCTTATTTGAGGCCTGTTGTTTAACTTCCTGGAAAAGTTTACGCGCTTCTTCCTTTATCTCTTTCGAGCTAAAGTCAAAATATGCATCCTTACCTTTAACGCAATGATAACCATTACTCGAATCTTTATTCAACGGTTTGACGAATTCTCCTCCAAATGCTGTTTCATAATCGGATAAGTCATCAAACTTACACATCATACTCACTAGGCATTTCTTAATGAAGGCTCTTTCATCAGATGTTATAACACCTTGGTGCTTGAACGCCTTGAGGGATATGCGCTGCAAACGCTGTTTTGCTTTTTCACCTTCTCCAGCGAATTCTGGAGGAGCTTTGTGGTCTATTTCTGTGCAGGGCACAGAATGTCCAAATTGGTCATCAACGAGACTTTTTTCTAGTGACGCTATTTCGTCATTGTTATCTCTATGGAATATTGTTTTAATGAATTGAGATTTATCACTAATATGCGAATATTCCATCGGTTGTGAATATCGTAACCGAACTCCTGAGACACCAGGAACTACTCTTTCATCTATTTCAAAGTCAGGCTCAAAACCATCCAGCATTATACTTCGTATGTCCTCTTTGACGAGTTGGGATGGTTGTACGCAGAAACCGTGCTTGACGCCTCCTGCCACATGAAAACCAATTATACCATCATCGGCTGAAACCAATACGGTACCACAGGCTCCACTCTGGGAAAAGTTCGTGATAAAACCCGAATCGGGTGGATGTTCATATCTGTTGGCGAATTTGGAATACGCCACCTGTTCGTTATTTCTAACTACTGAGGAGCCGTACAAAACTGGAGCGATACCAGTGGAATTGATCAAGTACATGAGCGGATTGGAGCATTTAGCTCCAACATTATAAGCAAACAAGTTTTTACACTTCTTATACAATGGTATAACATTTTTAAATTGATATACAGCCAAATCACTCGCAGGATACATCTTAATTAGTCGAAGTTGTTCGTTTTCTAATTCTTTATGACCATTCCTGTAATGTTCATATGAGTGATAAACATCTATCAATACATTCTTAACATCCAAATGAGCTGGTAGTAAGATATGTGCACCACTCACTACGCCATGGGATACCTCATCAAGATCTCTGGACAACGAGTCTTTCTTTACAACAATCAGTTTCACAAATTTTTTAACATTCAAAATTTTTTCTGGCGCATCTGATTGAGGTTGCCAATTTTCTCCCAATATTGTATCGATTTTATCGTCCAATTTCTGATCTAGACTGAAATCATTTTTCTGATCCACATCAAATAGCTTCCACATACTCCACGAAACCAAGACTAACACTACTCCTGACAAGAGCTCAGTGTATTTATCTCTTGTAAAGTCCCACATTAAGCCAGCCGCTCGTTTTGTGAGGCCTATAGCTCTAGATAACATGTCAGACAATGACATTGATGGCATTGAAAAGGAACACAGCGATGACAAGCTTGTGGAAACCATTTTGATACCTTTAGCGAAAAAGTCCAAAAGAGGTTTAAAAATAAACTCTGTCCAGTCTTTAACAATACTAGCATAGTCACAACCAGCGCCATGAATAGCATTGCTTGTTTCCATAAGGAAACTAAACATTGATTGAGCATAGTATTCGTCAACAGCGTCTATCACGTTTTTGAGACTCTCATCATCCATCGCCATATTCATCATATCCTTCTTGTTCGTAATTTCAATATTTTTCAATATCTTATACAAAAAGTGCTGTACTTTCTGCATGGAGTTCATAGTTCCTTCTTCTTCGCGTGTTGACAACTTGACTGGCACATCCCTATGAGAGTGATTGTGATATAAGAAGGAATTCTCCCAAGCGGGCATGGGATCTAAGTGAGAAAACTTGTAATAAGTTAAAATCTGCTCAAATGTAGCACATGTGGCATCTTTCTCTACTTTTATAACATGGCAGCGCCTAAATAGTGCTGCTGGTTCGGTGATACAATCTGCTGAAGTAAAACCGTTGAGATCCATAAAATGATTTGTCGTGCATAAAACTATTTTAGAATTAAAGAATTTAGTATTCTTTTTACTAGCCGTAGCACACGGGAGTGG